TGGCATCCTGCAAAGGCACACCTTGTTTGATAAGATCATTTTCCATTTGAATAATGGCAATGCTTTTCAAAATAGATTCTTGGTGATTCTTAACTTGCTTGGCTCTTTCTTTTTCCTCGGCAGTTAATGTGCCTGTGGCTTTGGTTAAGGTAACGATTTCCTCTTTCAATGCAGAATTTTTAACAGCAGGGTTTAATATAGATTCAATCAATTTATCTAACTCAACTCTTGCATCTGCGGCATCTTTGCCGACCATATCACCAATGGCAATTGCACCTTTAAAATCTAATTGAGTTAGTGCCATAAACTGAGCAGCAAGTCCGCCAATTTCACGACCTATTGTTTTAAATACAAAGGCAACTTCTAATCCAGCAACTGCAATAAATTCAAATAATAATTTGATTGCACCACTATCAGAAAATGATTTAATTGCGCTAGCAAAAGCTTTACTTGCCCCAGTAGCCTGATCCAAACTACCAGCAGTTAATAATATGTTATTTTTCAGATCAACGAACGCACCACCAACTGTTTGAGTTAATTCAGCCTCTTTTTTCAAATCACCTAATGATTTAATTAAAGCATTGCCTAATATGTCGGAAGTAATTTTCCCCTCTGAGGCAAGGTTTCTTAACTGACCGATAGGCACACCCATTCCATCAGCTAAGGCTTTCATCAATCGAGGCGCGGCTTCATTGACCGCATTAAATTCCTCGCCCCTTAATATCCCACTGCCAAATGCTTGCGACAATTGCAACATCGCACTAGACGCTTCAGCGGCAGTCGCACCTGATACTTTTAAGCCTAATGCAACTGATTGAGTTATTGCGGCAACGGTAGTTTGGTTTGCACCTAGATCCCTAGTCGCATTTGATATACGAGCATAAAGCATCGCAGTTTCAGATAAACCCGATTGCGCTGATTTTGATATATTTTGAACATTGGTAAATGCAGAATTGAACTCGTCTTGGGATCGAGTGGCTAACTTTAATTGAGCAGTTAGTTTTGTATAATCATCGGCTATACCGATAAGGGCTTTAACTCCAGCTAATCCAGCATAAACACCGACCAAACCACGAACGGATGTCGCAAGTGTAGCCATGCCTTTTGATGATTGCTGTGCATCAACGCCTACCTTATTAATTGACGCACCGCTTGATTTTGCGGATTTACTTAGGTTGTCTAAATCTTTAGACGCAGTTTTGACTTGAGCAGTATCAACCTTAAAACCTAAATTTAAAATATCAACTGCCATAGTCATTTGTCCTTTTGCGATTCTGTTAAAGCAATCCTATCCAGCAATTTTAGCAAATCCAACTCCCATTCACGCATTTTAATTTCATATAAAGCGCAAAATGCCATTATCTCTTGATAATTTATTGGCGATGCAGCCATTCCTGACTGCCGAGTGTTGTGTAGCTTAATGAACCAATCCCAAACATAATGCAAGCTGTCAGGCATTGGTGGAATACCCCACTCGCTGTGAGGTATCCCTGCCGAAATATAATGCTCTCTTACTGTGTGTTTCTTATCGCTGGATAAACGGTTAAGCGCAAATTCAGCCTTGCAATATTCGAGTAACTCGTTTACAAGGCTTTCGTGAAATTTGCAGCGTTATCGCTTTCCTCGACAATGGCATCCACCCAGTGCGGATTAGCTTCTAGGGCTTGCTTTAGAATCTCTTTTGAGAACTCTTGCTTAACGCCTTCCCAGCCAATTACACGCACTATCGCACCATCAATATTTTGTTCCCTTAACTCATCAATTGATTTCGATGCAGGTTCTTTGCCTTTACGCTTAGCTATATCAGCCTCTCGTTGATATTCAGCAAATATTCTTTTTGACCACTTTTGCACTTGTTCAGAATAGCGACCAATTACCAAAAATGAAATACCAGTGTCTTGCCCATCCGTTGTCTTCATTGAAATTGGAGTGGCTACCTCTGATTCTTTTACAGCATTAAAAGTTGTTATATCAATTAGTTTCGTCATGTTAAAGCCCTTTTATAATGCCCATTTGGGAAGCTGTGACAGAGTAGAGGGCGGCTACCTTTTCGCTTGCGCTAGTCACAGCTAAACTATTAAGACAATGTTGTGTCTTGAATTTGGATCGTTGTCGCTTGAACCCCTATTGCGCTGCCTGTATATTCCAAAGCAGTGCCTGAGAATGACAAGATAACCACTTTTTCGCCATCATCAGTAGTAGCTGATCCAATCTTAACGCGAGGCATGTGAACGCTAAACGCATTAGTGTTATCAGCAGACATTAATACATAAGTTAGGCTAACTTCAGATTCAGCATCAAAGTAGTTCAAGATTGTAGTGTCTTCAAATATAGCAGAGCCATCTACGGTTACAGCAACTTTACCGCGTGATTTAGCACCGATTGAACTTGAGCCAATTACAGCTTCCTGAGTAATGTTATTTGCAACGCTGATATTTAAGCCAGTTACAACACCATTGCCTACGCCATCAATGAATAAGAACCCATCAGGTGCAGAGTAGATGCCTTCACCACTTACAGCAGTAGGTGATGTGAAATATTGACTGCTTGTAGCAGCTTCGCCATCTTTACCTAAAAAGCCGAAATCGATAGTAGCCATTGAGTTAGGTTGCAATGCAATAGCCATTGTATCTACTTGTTGACCTAAGAATGTGCGGCTAACACTAGCATCGCTATACCATTCCTCAACTGTAAAGCTGTCATCAGTATGACTAGTTGTAGGAACGAATGTTTTTTTGCCTTTTTCTAATACAGTAACAGTATCGCCAGCAGCTTCAATGGTACGAGTTTGACCAGCCAATGCTGAAACAGTCAAAATAGTAGCAGTCATGCTAGTGATGATAAACAAACCATTGTTACCTGCATCAGTAAATCCAGTAACGCTAATTACAGATCCAGTTTTAAAGCCATCAGTAACAAATGAGCCTGACGAACGAACGATTGTAGTAGCAGTAGATGATAAAGTGATTATTGCACCAGTAGTAGCACCAGCAACAAAATCTTTACGCACTGCGGCTTGGATAAAGTCCTCGTAAGCATTACCTGATAACTCACCTGACAATGAGCCAGTTGATCTGCGAGTGCCATGACGCATATCACGCACTTGTTGAGATGCTAGGATCTCATTGGATGCGTATGAATCTTTTTCTAACTGGAATGAGCCAGTAACACGACGCAATGAAATTCCGCTTGAACTTGAGGCTTTAGTACCCCATGTGGTTTCTTTTTTATAACTTATTACCTTATTAATACCTTGTGCTGATGCCATGATGATTACCTCTTAAAATAAACCTGCAAACGCAGGAACAACAAAAAGCGCAAATGCGCCACTCTTTGCCTTCGCAGGCTACGGGATAACTTCCGCAAAATAATTGATTGAAATGGGCAGGATGTAATTCTTATCATCTTGCACCGCACTTCCAATAATCGGGGTTCGCATTACCTTAACAGTTAAACCGCTTTCAGTCATGGCTAAACCACGCGCAAAATGCGTTTTAATCGCTTCAGCTTTCAATTGAGCAGCCCCTCTGCCCTTATTAATTGGATAAAATAATATTATCTCAAAAAATCCAACCTCTCTGTAATATCCGTCACCTAAAGTAGGATTCTCAGGCGCAGCAGGTAAAAGTCTTACTCGCTGATAGGGAGTTCCCTCTACTGGTGAATAACTTACATTCTCATAAGCCGTGGCAAGGTTACTAGCAATTGTAGCTAATTTTTTCTCAAATGCAGCACTAATTTTGACTACGCTCATTTAACCACCTTGCGACCAATGTTTTCTAAAGCACTCATTACTTCCTGATAAGTGATTCTAATAAATCCTTGTGGGGCTTGTTTAGAATAACCATTGACTGTTTTTGCGCCATCACCATATAAACCAAACTCTAGCTTGTGCGTATAGGGCAGGTTATTGGTAATGAATATACTATCACCTAGCTTGAAGTTAGATAATGCGCCTATGGCTCTAGCATTTGATTCCATGCCGCTTATATCAGCACTTTGTTCAGTCATATTTGGCGCATTTATGCCAACATTCCAATTGCCACGCAATCTGCCAGTATCTACTGGACTTTTCTGCACAACTCTAGTTTCTAACTCTAAAGCAATCGCTCTAGCAATCTGCGATGCGTTTTCTTTTGACTTATTCAGAATTCTATTTAAATCAACGGTCAATGTGCCAGTATTATTGGCAATCATTTTCTCACCTGCAATTCATACAAAACATTGATCCCAGCAGGCTCAATAGCTTTAACGCTAACAATGTCATAGTCAACGCTATTAATGGTAATCTTATCTGTAACGCTAGGCACTACACTCATTTGTATAAACACCTGCTGATCATCTTGCTTGATCAAACTATCAGTGGTGGACTTTAATCCATCGCCATAAGGCAAAATGACACCGATATCAGTTGTTTGGCTAGTGGTTAGCGTATTTGCGCCAGTGGTAGCATCATAAGTATTGCCAGTAGTTTTAGTTAGCGTCATAGATTGACCAAACTTGGCAAGCAAGCTACGAGCAGTTCCTTTGATGCTATTGTAATTCACTTACGCACAACCTCACGGCTAATGCCACTAGAGCTATCTAAAAATGGCGCTAATAAATTATCTATGGCACGGTATTTGGTATAAGCCTGTTTAGTGTCATCGTATTCGACCTCTAAACTAGCAACCTTTTCCCTTTTGGCGATGCGCTCAATGTCAGGGGCTAGATCACCAGTAGATGACCTTAATCCTAAGTCTGCACACGCATTAGCAACCTCGGTGGGCACTACATCATTCGGGTAAAACGAGAATTGATTTAAGTAAGTAAAATCTCTGCGTTGAACCTCATCTCTAGGAAAGCTCAATGCTTGCGCCTCTGTATGGCGATAACCTAAGAATCGTAAACGATAGACCTGCTCAATATAATCAGTGGCTTTTCTCAATGACTGCTCTTTAACGGCAGTCGTTAAACTCGCCCATGCAGTATTACCACGATTAGAATGGTAAGTGTCGGCATCGGCTACACTGATATAACTTTCAGCATTAGCTAATCCAGTTCCGTTTTCAACAATTAAACTCATAATAATCCTTTGTAATAACCCCAGCAGAAAAGCCCCGTTAAGAGCCTTTCCACTTGAATTACTAGCCTAACAATACAGCAGCGAATTCAGGTTTCCATAGTTTAGTACCCCAAGCAGCAGATACATTAAACATAGCTTTTTGGAAGCCTTTGTATGCACGAACTTCAAACACTAGACCTGAGTATGGATCTTGGATTGTCATTGCGTCCACAGCAGCGTCACCACCATTTGGCATTGCA